GAACCTGCTGTAATGTAGACTGGTAGGCCAACGCTTGCAAATGCGATTGTGCTTGATAGACGGAAAGCGCCTGTCAGTGCAACAGAAGCATACCCTTCCTCATTCGTTACAAGGTCACCTTCGTTTGTCTGAGCTACACCAACGAGGTTACCAACAACCACAGGTGAACCCGAAAGCGTACCGTTTGTAACGGGAAGGCTAATGTAATCCGCGTCCTTGTAGACTTCGTTTCTAGCCATTACTTATCTCCCTTTACTGCCCAGAACTTGGGTAGTTTAATTTCGTCAGAAGCTGATTCTTCAACTTCATCGGTTTCTTCGTTGCCCTCAGTTTCAGCACTTTCCTGAACTGACTTGATCTTGTCAAGCTCGGCAGCAACAAGCTCTGCAACTGTCTGTGCAATGTCAACGTCTACAACTTCAGCCTCGGCTTCAGTCTCTGCTTCAACTTCAGCAACGGGTAGAGCAGCAAGTGATTCTTCAACTGCTACAATCTTCGTGCTGAGTTCCGCGAAACGCGCATCACTATTGTCAGACAGCGCTTTAATTGCGTCTAGGATTTCCTGACTCATTTGCTGTTCTTCCATTTCTATGTCAATATCAGATTCAAGCACATCGAGCAATTGCCCACCTGCCCCGGCTCTGACAACAAGATCGACTGACCTTGCCCCAACCAGCCCTGTAACGATTCGACCGCTACGGCCTTCCATTGTTCCCCGGTCAGCTTTTGTGGTTGCCCGAATGGATAACCCGACCTTTTTTGCTAGGGAACGAACACGAGCCTGCTCATGTTCAAAAATCTCGACTTCAGCAACAAGACCACCCTCTTCTGCATCCCAATACGCATCGGTAGCAAGCTCACCGGCAAGATTGGTTACAGAACCGAAAGGTCGTGTTTCCCGATCTTCAGGTGTTTGGTGGTCTAAGAAAATTGGTGTTCCAGCTTTGAACACTGTAGGGCCGTCTGCTCGCAGAGCTTCCTCAGTGTAATACGCTTTCGAACCCCAACCTGCTTTGATCAGCAGAGCCTTCCAACGCTTCCCTGTAGTCTCGTCAAGAGACTGGGTGAGCGTGGCGCTCTCAATTACATCAAAGTTTGTCATATACACTATTTTAGCATATTACGCAAGAGATTTTTTCAGCTATTTATTTACCATAGCTTTTTTGGCTGCGGCCTTCACTTGCCCACGCCCCGAGTTAACAGAACCGACAGAACCTGAACGCCCCTGACCGGGAACATTTGACTTAGCAGCAGCCGTTACTTTCGCTGTTTTCTCTGCGTTCTCGGCGGCAACTTCAGCGGCAACAATAGATGGAGCAATCGGCATTGAATCATCTGTAGGCACAATGCGGAGCATTTCAAGAATCTCTTTACGAGCTTCCTCTTGGTGAAGCATCCCGCCGTCATATGCTAGTTGCACAGATTGGACTCTACGGTGCGTTTCATCTTCGTCAATGTTGCGCCATGTAATCTTAACGTCATCGTCGCCCCAGAACTCGAATAGGTCTAGGAAACTGTTTGTCCACAGTTTCTGTCGAGCCTCCATAGCTTTCAGGGTCGGCTGATCTAGCGTGCTACCAGCACCGCTGTTCTTAGAACTTGACAATACAACGTCAACAGAGATTTCCAGTCCAGCCGCAATAGCAGCAGCCAGCGGTTCACCATTAGTGAAATCAACGGCTGACGCGCTTAGACCTGTCGCTTCGATCTTCGTGTTAGCCCCAGTGAATGCGGCAGCACCGACAGACGACATTTCCCCAGTAAGCGGGTCACGAACAGGCGTACTAGCCCACTGTGCGGCAGCATTATTAGCAGCACCCTGTGTGCCTTCCTTAATCTGAATAGCAATACGTGACAGAGCTTTAGTCATCGTCACATTGTCTTCGAGGAATTCTTTGTACACTTTAGCGAAGAAAATAACTGCAGCAATGTCTGGGACACCCCAACGCCAACCGATCTGCTTGTTCACGGTATCGTGCTGTATAACGTACTCTTGTTCAACACCGAACTTACCCCAGCGGCGGGGAAGGTTTCTACCTTCGTCCATCAGCTTTTTGGCATACGGCATTGACGGATACCAGCGGGTCATTTCTTTCTCTTCGACTGCTTCGGTAACAGAATGCTTTTTCTTAACCATCCACACACGCTTGTAGTACCAGATTTCTTCATTGTTATCTGGGTTACTGATTGACCCGGCAATCTGAGCTAGCGGGATACGGAAGATAGAACCATCCTCGTGCACAGCAGTAAACACGTTACCGTCAGTTGCCACAGCGCGTTCACGTTCCTCATAGGCTTGCTGAGAGAACATCGTGTTACGGTTCTTTCTGATCAGCTTAACCATAGCGTCAGACGTGTTTTCGAACTCCACACCGTTACCCCAGATATATGAGATACGGGCGTTCACTCCACGCTTCACGAATGGGTTAACCGCGTTCATAGCACGAGCAATTTCACTCATTTTCTTAACAGTCGCCAACGGCATTTCTGCAGTCGATTCTTTGTCAAGCGGTGACCAACCTACGTTATCGAATGCATCAGCAACTTGTAGGAGCGATTCTTCTAAATCCTCAATAGCAATTTCAGCACTCTCTAGGCGGTGACGTAGCATCACGTTTTCAGCCGCGACAGTAACGCTTTCGGACACGTTCTGTTGTCCCGTAAGAAAATCTAGTAAACTAGCCATATTTTACCTTAAATTAGTAGGCACCCAAAATATATTTGTTGCCTGCACCATCAGTCAAGAAACTGTTTGCATCAAGCGTGAATTTTTCGCCAATGCCATAAAGCGCTAACGGACTTGACAATAATTGGTCAAGAGGCGCTGTAGCGTACACAACTGCGTCAGAATGGTCAGGTGACTTCACATTTCGTGCAGCCATATCATCCTTAGATTCAACCTGCAACGCTCTATGTGTGTTTTTAAAGTGGTATCTGATACCCAAAAGCTCATTCTTTAAATTATCGTCACCATAGTCTATATCTATTGTACCAGTATGCATTTGCTCTCGGAGCGAGTCATGCCACCATGCACGAGCATTTTTCCAGTGATACGAGTCAGGTGTCGGCCCGTTACCGTTCATGCCTACAACACTGTATGTTGTTTGCGCTAGCACAGCTACCTGATCTTTAATAGGGGCACCTAGCCCGCCAATGTCAATACGGACTTCTCTAGCCCCAGTTTCGAGCGCTGTCTGGTGGATAAGATTAGCCGCCTCAACACCGTCAGCCTTAGCCCACACTTTGACACGACGAACTAGCTTACCTCGTCGCTGGGTGGCAGTCTTGGCACCGTCATCATCAATCGCGTAAACAGTACCTTCCTCCACGCTATATATTGCTGATAAGTCGTTACCGAAACGCGCAACGTCAACTCCAAGGATAGGTCGTGAATCGTGGTCTGGGATAACGATTGTTTCCACAGCTTTGTTAACTACAGCTTGCGAGAAAAGTGAATTTTCACTCTGGTCAGGAAATTCTCCAAGAATCTTGGACTTCCAGCGAGGGTCACTCTCTGACCATTGTTCCCGCCAAGAATCGACAGTATCTTCTTGTAGCATAAAGGGGCGTAGTTCGTCGGGGAAATTTTTATCCAATACAGCATACTTATAATGTGGACTGCTTGGGTCATTAAGGAAATGTCTCGCAAGATTGGGCGTATCAAAAGCGGAAATAGTGTTAAGCGACCACTGTGAGCTAACCTTGCTGTCGTTAAAGATTTTCCCGAATTGCGTGTTAGGGTCATCAGGGTTTCCAATCGCAAGGATACGAGCGTCGCCTGTTGTTGTGATCGCTTCAATCGCTGTCCATAGAGATTCATTAATACCACACGCCTCGTCTACAATTACTAGGACGTAACGTTCGTGGACACCCTGAAAACCGTGCAAGTTAGTGTCAGCGGGCTTACGTCCCCACCCGGCCTGAAAGTTGCCTTCAGGAGTGTTTATGTTCCATTTATCCGATTGGGTAATGTAACCCGGCATCGGCTGACCATGATCAATCGCCAGTTGGTGGTGCTTCGAGATTTCACGCCATAGGATACCGTGAACCTGCTGATAGGTCGGCGCAGTCGTTACAACGATTGCCTGACCGATAGGATGCGTCGCAACCCACCAACATGCGATAATAGCAGCCAACTTAGACTTACCGGCGTTGTGGCAGCTTTTAACGGCAGTACGCTTGTGCACTAGCACACTTTCAGCTACTTCGCGCTGTTTCGACCATAGGTGGATACCCAACACGTCTTTAGCCCACAACGTGATATCAGTCTTATATTTGGCCGCACTAGACCGTCTTTGCAAATCCGCGATAGCTCCATCGAAAACGTTCTGAACAACCTGCTCGTTAATCGCCATGTTTAATTCCAGCTTCCAAATGACCCGCAAAATATTTGCATCCCTTTTCAGGACACATGATGATATAAGGACTCGTGGGGTCGGCGGGAGTCCATGACTTAGTAAGGTGAGGGTTCTCGGGTCTAGTCGCCATACCAACCCAATTCGTTTAACATGCTCGACATGGCCTCCACTGTGATCTGGATAACGCCGCGCTCGTCAGCATGTAGATGTAGGCTGTGTACGCCATTTGTGTAGTAATAGTCGCCAGCCTTATATTTGCATAAATCGTATTCCGCGCATTGTGGTGTGTGAATGCATTTACTTTTCACTAATACCTCCTGCTTCCAGTTCCCCAGCGTGGACTTCCAGAGACTGTTGGGCGATAAGTAACTGCTTCACAGTCCATTCATCCCATTCGTCATCAGTCATAGCTTGTGGGGCGATCATTTTAAACGCATTCACCAAAGTTCTGAGCGAACCAATGTACAGCGCTTTCTGGTGTTCCGTAACCCTCAATAGCTCGGCTGCGTCACGTTCCTTATGGAGAGCCAACAAATCGTTTACTCTATCCATAACCTCAATCAAGTTTTTAACGTCATCCCTGTCAGCGTGCTTCATTACACGGTCATACAGCGATTCAATAATCTTTTCCAGACGGTACACCTGAATCTTACGCTTCGAGTCCGTATCGAGGTTAAGTTCCTTATCAAGCAACTCATTCGCAATGCGGTGCACCTGTGCTGCGGGTACGCCGGTAACCTGCTCAATCTGGCGGGGACTCTTGCCCTCGGCCACCATATCGAGAACCATACCTTGAAGAATACTTAAATTAGCCATTTGCTCATTTTACCATATATATGTCAAAAATATGAACAGGCAAACGAAAACCCCCGGCTCACGTCATGGGCACCGGGGGTTTTCTGTTCCGAATATTTGGTGACTACTCGGACTTCTTTTTAGTTGTTTTGGTCGTAGGGCTAGGTTTAGGTTTGGGGCCTTCCCAAACTCCGTTAGACAATTTCCACACGCAACTCGGTTCCAAACACGTTACCGAGCCGGGTGCTGCGGCGTGCGCGTGTTGCTTATTCTTCCGAAACTGCATTATTTGACTTCCTCTCGAAGTGCTGTGATGAACATATCCAAAAGCTCTCGCTCTTGCTTAGTTAAATCGTCTTTAATATTCTCTAACAAAACTTCCGCTTTGTCAAGCAATTCCTTCGCACCCTGATTCTTGTATGTATCTACCACATTATTCAGCATTGAGCCGCTAGAAATACTTACATTCGGGCTAACCCAATAAATGCCGCTGCCGTTAGTTGTAACGTTGCCGGGGCCGATAGGGTACGTGTTATTAGGTACTTGCGGGGCATACGTGTACGGGTTGTTGGTGATCACGCCGCCATTAGTGTAGGTGATCGCTCGGTTGGCGTTACGAATAATCTTTTCAGACATGGGTACGGTCATGCCTCTCTTTTTTAGTCTTTTATAGTCTGCAAATTTGGGGGCTACCATTAGCCCACCAGCACAGTAAAGCTTATAGTCTCAATAACCTCGAACTCATTGTCTTCATCGACATATTCAAACTCGAACGCGACCTTATCTTCACTGAGGGCATAAGCCGTCACATACGCGCCGATTTCCGAATTATACTGTCCATCTTCACGAGTCAGTACTTCGAGCAAATCTTTTTGGTGTTTATCCATGTTTATGTTCCTTCATAGGATTAGGTTGCGGTTCAGTAGGGTTATACACAAACTCGACCCCAGAACTCCGCCACATGTCCAGACTAGCACTATCCGCATCAATAACCAAAATCACCGTATGTTCCGCACTACGATCATCTATACTAGCGGCAAACATAGTTTTAAACGTTAGCTGCGGTGTTTTCAGTGTGAGCGGATTATTTGCGACAGCATCACGTGGAAAGCCCCAAAAGTCAAGTTGCGTATCTGTGAACACCGGCTCTGCACCGTAGACGGCGTTGACAACCGTAATCAGTGTCTCTGGGTGTTGCACCAACAGTTCAGTAACAAACTGTTTAACCTGCTCCCGAATTTCGGGGCTTTCCAGTGTGCTGTAGTCAACAATAATCATATTCGCCATATAACGATTATATAACGAAATTACTTGCTTGTGTTGAGTGTGTCGGGCGTGTGCTGCAAAAAGCTGATAGACCTTTTCTCTACCTGATTCAAGTAGATCGCCCGTTCATATCGCGGCAAAAACTCTTGCTCGATAAATTTGGTGTAATCCCCAATATTGCCGGTATAGCCAGTTTCGGTGGAAACCTTCGGCTCAAATTGGAGTGTGAAATTCATTAGTGCATTTTCTTGTAAGTAATCAAATTCGTCCATAGGTGTCTTCCAATGCTCTGCGGTTGTCTCTTTATTGGGTGTGCGGTCGGGGGCTGTCTCCAAGTTAATCGTAACCTCAGAATCATCTACCCACGTGCCGTTTATGAATTTTTTATTTGGCATTTTTTAGCTCCGAAATATTTTGGTTTGACATTGTAATTACAGTCTACGCAGGTGGATTCTTTAAAGCAAGTTTTTCAAGGAAATTTTTTGATATTTATTTACACACAACGCGAAATTTCTAATACAAATTTACACACAACCTCCCCGGTGACCACCGACCGGAGATGAGGTTTTCTCACAAACTTCTTTCAGCACGTGAGTTTTTCTCATTTGTTCTCTTTCTTACGTGAGTGTTTCTCACTATTCAATGAGTTTTCTTCACCTGTTTCTCTTTATGAGCTTTGTTCACTCTAATTCGAACATAGGTACGGGTGTACAGTGTACGCTGCACTAGTACAATCGCCTGTACAATCATTCGCTGTGCGCCTGTCTAAGCGACTGAACCCCCTAGGTGACACGCTACCCCTAACCTGCCCCTAAAAGTCCGTTAGCGTCGATTCAGGCTCTTTTGCCTGCCTGTTTACTGGGCTGCGCTTACCCCTGTTTTACCCTGTAAACACGTCTTCGTGAGCTTTTCTCATAGATGCGACAGACAGGTCTGTCTAGTAAGTATGTGCGAGAACGATCGTTCTCTGTCATTCATATGTCAATGAGGATAACTCATCTTTGACTCTTGTATGTCAATGAGTATTACTCATGTATGAGCTTTGGCCGTATATGAGCTTTACTCATAATGAGCTTTGCTCGTTTGGGCTGAGTTTTCCTCACGCGCGCGCACACATGAGGTATGTTCACGTAGTGGCGCATCCCTTC